GATGATGGTCGATATATTGGTACTAACGTTCTAAACGAAGCTTTCTTGGAACGTTTTGCAATCACATTCAATCAAGACTATCCAAGTGCTGCAATTGAACGTAAGATTGTAATGAATCTAATGAAGTCCCTCTCGTGTGAAGATGAGGAATTTGCATCAACTCTTGTTAAGTGGGCTGATGCAATTCGTAGGACTTTTGCTGATGGCGGTGTAGATGAAACAATTACTACTCGCCGGTTGGTTCACATTATTCGTGCTTTCTCTATCTTCAAAGATAAGAAGAAAGCGGTTGAATTGTGTATTAATCGATTTGACGATATCACACGAAATGCATTTAATAATCTTTTCGAGAAGGTATCTACTCCGGAACCAGCTCCTGTTGCTCAACCTCAACAACAAGATGTTGAAATTCCCTTCTAAAACCCTGTACATTAAATCGTACTTGTGATATAATTAATTATCAACTTAAATCCTTAGGACTATATTATGAACTATTCTGAACTTACCAAAATCCAAAAGCGTTGTATTGATGCATTCATCAAGATTCGCCCTGAACTTTCCAAGCAAGTTACTATTACTCGACCAGAAGTTGAAGCTTTGTTTCAAACTTTGTTTGAAGCTCGTGCTACTGGTGGAGAAAAGATTGGTTATCCAATGTGGCTTGTGAAAGGTGATAAGTTGGGTCGTGGAATCTATGAATTTCCAGCACCTGAATTTGATGGTGATGACACAGTAAAAGCTGTGCCAAAGGCTACTAAAGCCAAAGAAGTTTCAGTGAAAACTGAACAAGAAGATAAAGAGTTCTTTGCAGAATTGCAAGAACACGGTGTTTTGGAAACTGCTTAAAAGCGTTTCTCCTTGACGGGCATGGTTAGTTCCATGCTCTTTTTTCGTTAACTATGGAGTTATTATGACTAAACTTTCTCGCCTTGAAGCCTACTTGAAATCAGGTTCAACTGCAACCCCACGCCAAATTACTGGCATGTTTGGTTTGCAGAATCCTACTTCTGCAATTCACACATTGCGTAGTAAGGGTGTTTGCATTTATGCAAATGAAGCAACCCTCAAGACTGGTGAGCGTACTGTAAAGTATAGAGTTGGACCAGCAAGCAAGAACATCGTAAAGATTGCTCATGCATTTGGTTATTTCAACTAAATTGAATTGTACTTGAAAGCAGGACTTGGGTATAATATACTCAGGTCCTCTTTTACTTTATACTATGGCAACTAAAGAACAAATTAAGCAATCCCAAAATGCTACAACAGGTGGCAGAAAGTTCGATGGTGGTAAACTTCGATACGGATTGATTCCACCTTTAGCACAAGCTGAAATGGTAAAAGTGCTTACCTTTGGTGCAGAAAAATATGAACCAGATAATTGGAAGAATGTTCCAGAATCTAAGTCTCGATATTTTGATGCGCTAGAACGCCACGTATGGTCATGGAAAATGGGTGAACAGATAGATCCAGAATCTGGTATTCATCATCTAGCACATGCAATGTGTTGCTTAGCTTTTCTCTATGAACATGACGTAAAATACTCTAAGGATGTATAATGTTTTTTAAATCTCAATTAGAAGTCTCTAATCTAAAAGTTAAACTTGAAGATGCTAACGCTAATGTTGAACGTCTTAAAGAAGAACTTAATAAAATTAAGACTAGTGAAGATATTTCAAATGCAACATTTTCAATTGACTTTTCAAAGATTAAATGTTTCTCTATAGAACGTAACTACGCTAATCATTTTCCTTGTACAATCTTGGGTTATAATCTACCCAATGATGCAGAAAATTATTCTCCACGTGAATGGACACTCTATTGTTCAACCGAACAACATGAAAAGCTTGTTGAAGAATTCAATAAACAAAAGAAAGTTAAATAATGCAACTATCAAAAGAAACACTCGCTCTCATTAAAAACTTTGCAGGTATTAATGGAAGTCTCATGCTTAAGCAAGGCAATAAATTGGCTACCATCTCGGAAGGCAAGAATGTCATGGCTGAAGCAACTATTGCTGAAGAATTTCCAAGTGACTTTGGCATCTATGATCTAACAGAATTCTTAAGTGCATGTTCATTATTTGACAATGCCTCTATTGAATTCAAAGAAAAGTTTGCAGTCATTGCAGATTCTACTAATACAAGTTCTCGTATTAAGTTCTTCGCTGCTGGCGAAGGTGTAGTTAAATCTGCACCAAGCACAATCAAGTTTCCAACACCTGATGTAACCTTTTCACTAAGTGCAACTCAACTTGCAATGATTCAACGTACTGCTGGTGCATTGAAAGCAGGTGATGTTACTATTCAAGGTGATGGTACAAACCTTACAGTTATTGTTGCTGATAAAAAGAATGATACTTCCAATGCATATAATCATGTGCTTGGTATAACTGATGAAACATTTAAAGCTCATCTTAAGATTGAAAACTTGAAGATGTTACCTAATGACTACACAGTTGAAATCTCCAAGAAGAAGATCTCTCGTTTCAAACACACTGCTTCTGACTTGACATATTACATCGCCGTTGAAGCTGACTCTGAATTTTAAAAGGTTATAATGAGTAATCAATATCTCTGGGTTGAAAAGTATCGTCCTCAAACAATCGACGAATGTATTCTACCTGAATCTATGAAGAAAACTTTTCGTGAGTTTATTAACTCAGGAGAGTTGCCAAACTTCTTGTTTTGTGGTGGAGCAGGCGTAGGTAAAACTACAGTTGCAAAAGCATTGTGTAATGAGATTGGTGCTGAATATCTTTTCATTAATGGTTCTGAAGAATCAGGTATTGATGTTCTTCGTAACAAGATTAAGAGTTTTGCATCTTCAGTATCTTTAACCGATGCTAAGAAAGTTGTTATTCTTGATGAAGCAGATTATCTAAATGCCAATTCTACACAACCTGCTCTTCGTGGTTTCATTGAAGAGTTTAGTAACAATTGTAGATTCATCTTCACTTGTAACTTTAAGAATCGAATCATTGAACCTTTGCATTCTCGATGTGCAGTGATTGAATTCAAGATTGATAATTCTGAAAAGCCAAAGATTGCTGCAGGATTCTATCGTCGTGTGATTGATATTCTTTCACATGAAGGTGTGCAGTCTGATAGTAAAGTTGTTGCAGAATTAATTACTAAATATTTTCCTGACTATCGTCGTATCTTAAATGAATTGCAACGATACTCTGTGTCAGGTACTATTGACTCTGGCATTCTTGTTAATCTAGGTGATGAGTCCTATGTAGAACTTGTTAAGAATCTTAAAGCTAAAAACTTTACTGAGATTCGCAAGTGGGTTGGAAAGAATAGTGATATTGAATCAACAGAACTTTTCAGAAAGCTTTACGATAAAGCTGTTGATATTATGGAGCAAGGTTCTATTCCTCAGCTTGTTTTAATCTTAGCCGAATATCAATACAAGGCTGCATTCGTAGCAGATCGTGAGATCAACACTATGGCAGCACTTACTGAAATCATGGCTCAACTGAAGTTTAAATAAAATGGATTTTGAATTATTATTATTTGTCTATCTAATTTTTGGTCTTCTATTCTTTGTTATTGGATGGAAGGCTCGAGAGTATCATGCTCAAGTTATGATAGATAAACTTCAAGAGAAGTATACTGATCATGTTCTTGAAACTCTTAGAAAAGAAGTGATTAATATTAAGGTTGAAGATACTGATGGATCATTCTTTGTATATAGAAAAGAAGATGGATCATACTTAGCTCATGGAGAAACTATGAATAAGTTAGAAGATATTCTTAATGATAAATTTCCAGGTAAAAGATTTAATGCAACTCCTGAAGACTTAGAGAAACTAAAAGCACGATGAGCTTCTTTGATTTTTTAAACGCAATTAATGATACTAAGAAGGATCTTATTAAAGAAGATCCTCATACTGAAAAAGATTACGTTCCTTTTATGATTAATCGTGGACTATCTTATTTTCCAGATACGATTATGTTTGCAAATGAAATGAATGCGCACGCAAGTATTCCAAAGAATTGGCAATTTGACTTTTATCTTAATGGAATTGTAAAGAAGAAACGTTTCTCAAAGTGGCATAAGCGTGATCAAAACTCTGATCAACTTGCTCTTGTCATGAGAGAGTATGGGTACTCTGCACAGAAAGCTGCACAAGCTTTAGAGCTTCTTACTGAAAAACAAATTAAAGAATTACAGGAGAAATACAAAACTGGAGGACGTTGAGCGTATAAATACTATGGTCTAATTCGATATTATGACAATAAAGAAAAACAAGGATTTGTGAAATGACTGTAGAATTAATATATTACGATTGGTCGCCAGATTCAATGCTTGAAGTGACGTTGCCTGAACCAGATAATTTCTTAAAGGTTCGTGAAACTCTAACACGCATTGGCGTTGCCTCCAGAAAAGATAAAACGCTGTACCAATCATGCCATATATTGCATAAGCAAGGTCGGTACTTTATTGTTCACTTCAAAGAATTATTTGCGCTCGACGGAAAAGAAGCAAATATTACTTTAGGAGATATTGAACGCAGAAATACTATCGCTAATCTGTTATCAGAT